CAAGACACAAAGCAAATCGGCGCAGAAGCAAAGGATATGACCCACGCAGTCAAGATGTTAAATTATGCAAACAAAAACACACTACTTGTTCTCATCTCACAACAACGAAACCAGTTTGGATCTATGCATGCTAGTCACATCCCCACGGGTGGGATGGCTGTCAAGTTCTTCTCTTCCACTGTCATTAAGCTCTGGTCGTCTGAAGCTGAGGCGAATGCTATTAAAGCTGGCATTAAAGTTGGCGACAAGATTATTGAACAAAGAGTGGGCAGGCCCGTTAACTGGATTATTGATTACAACAAACTCGGCCCCCCAAATTTATCAGGACAATACGACTTCTACTACCAAGGGAATGTTCTGGGTGTAGATAGTGTTGGAGAAACTTTAGATGTTGCAGAAATGTGCGGCATTGTAGAAAAAGGTGGTGCATGGTATACAGTAAATGGAGAACGTTTTCAAGGACGTGCAAAGGCTGTAGCATATTTAAAGGAAAATCAAAATGTTGTAGACAAATTAATAGGAGAAATAAATGCCAGACATTAATGAGTTTCTTAGTAAGCCTGAGAAAATAATGGCTATCGAGCTACAAAAATTTGATGGAATTAAACCTTGTTCAAAGTGTGATAAGGATTCTGACACGTACTATTGGGATGCAATTAATATGACTATTTCTTGGGAATGTCCAGACGAACATAAAAATTCTTATGTGGTTGGATAATGTCAGAAAGATCGGAAGTAAAACGTGATGGCGCTAAGGCTCAAAAAAATAGTGGCCGTGGTGATTATCAAAAAGGTGATGCTAAGTGGAATCAGTTCCTTGTGGACTACAAAGAAGCAAAAGCATCATTTAATTTAAATAAAGATGTATGGGCTAAAATCTGTACAGATACTTTTAAGGTAAGCAGAGATATGCATCCTGCACTTAAAATAATTATCGGTGAGGATTCCAAGGTTCGTCTTGGAATCATTGAGTGGTCTATCTTGGAAGATTTGATCACATTTTGGGAGGAAAATAAAAATGGCTAATCCAATTATTACAATTGTTGGCAGAGTTGGAAGTGAACCAGAGGCAGTAGGATCAAATGGTCTTCGTTTTAGAGTTGCAACTAATGATCGTGTTAAAAATGATGCAACTGGAGAATGGGAAGACAAGAATACATCCTGGTGGACAGTAAAGGCTTGGCGTACACTTGCCACACAGTCAAAGACTGTAATTAAAAAGGGCATGGAAGTTATTATTGTTGGAAAGATTTATGAAGAAAACTGGACAGATAAAGATGGCGTTAAGAGAAGTTCTTATGAAATTAATGCTGAATCAATTTCTGTTACAGCATACACTTTATCTAAGGATAAGGCACCAAGTAATGATTTCCCATCATATAAAACATATGCAGAAGTTCCTTTCTAATGAAAGAAATTTTTATGACAACAATTACAGGAATGGGAGTTGGCGTAGTCTTTGCGTTATTTAAGCTACCAGTTCCTGCCCCACCAGTATTTGCTGGGCTCATGGGTATATTTGGGTTGTGGTTAGGCTATGGATTAGTAGAAAGGTTTATTTGATGCCTGAAGATAAAAATACACTTGAATTGATTAGCAATATTACTGAGTTTAATGATCTACATGATTTCATGAAAGATGAGCATTTAGACAAAGCCTTGGCTATTGTGGTAAAATTGTTAATGAATCCAGACGTTCCTTCAGCTAAGGCGCCAAATTTAATTATGGAACTTCAAGCAATGTCAACCAAATTTGCAGTTCTTGCATCTGTATATTCTACAATTGCTAAAGATAAAGCGGGAACAGAAAACAATAATAAAAAAAACATTTATTATTCAGTAAAAGAGTCCATAGACAAATTGGTAGATGCGCTTAAATATGTTGTGAGGTATAACTCCTAAATGGGTAGAGATATAGTAAAGAATCTTAAGTTTAAGAAGCACACAGGTAAATTTTTTGATCCTGAATTGTTTGCTCAATTGCTTGATGAGTCATATCGAAATACAAAACGTGCAGACGGAGAGATGACAAAGAAGTCATTTAGCCCAAGTTCGCTTGGATATGGGCATGGTACATGCCCAAGATATTGGTATATGGCTTTCTCTGGCGCAATGTTCATTGATGATAATGATGCAGTTGCAGTTGCTAATATGGCACAGGGAACACAGGCACACGAAAGACTTCAAAAGCTTATCTCTACTATGCCTCAATTTAAAATGGAAGAAGAAGAGATTCTTAATGAGTATCCACCTATCAGAGGATTTATAGACCTAATTATGGAGTACGATGGTGAAACCGTAATTGGTGAAATCAAAACGGCTAAGCAAGAAGTATGGGATACAAGACAGTCTGAGATGAAACCTACTGCTAATCACATGCTTCAACTTCTAACATACATGAAGCTAAAGAATGCTAAAGAAGGTTTCTTCTTGTATGAGAATAAAAATACTCAGGAGATCCTTGTTATTCCAATTTCAATGAATGAAAGAAATACAAAGATTATTGAAGATACATTCCTATGGATGTGTGAAGTCTGGGATAATTTTAAAGATGGCGACCTACCAATGAGACCTGCAGGTGCTACTAAATCAAAGATGCCTTGTACATATTGCCCAGTTAAGAAGGAATGTTACTCTAAAGAAACACCAATGGGCACTGTTCAAATTGAAAAATTTGAGGTTCCTTCTATATGATTTGTGCTAATTCAGAATGTAAAAAAGATTTTGAGCCCAAAACTCATAATCAAAAATATTGTGCTGATGAGTGTTGCCGAATTGCTACTAATCGTAGAATTATGGAAAAGTATTATGAACGCAAGGCTATAAAAAATGGAGCATTGCGTCCGTGCCATAGATGCAAGAATCAATTAAGCAGATATAATAAGGGTGATTTTTGTGCAACATGCGAGAAAAATATAAATCTTGAAAACAAAAATAAATTATTTAGGATGATAAATGACGTTAGCTAGTTTAAAAAAGACTCAAGCAAATAGAGTGTTAGGAATAGATGCCTCTACTAACTCTATTGCTTTTTGCTTAATGGAAAATGATATCCCCCTAAAATGGGGAAAAATTAATTTAGCAGGCAACGACATATATGAAAAGATTCATGACGCTAAGATAAAGATGGCTTCAATGCTAGATGAACTTAAGTCAGATTATATTGTTGTTGAGGGCGCAGTATTTGTAAAGTCTGCAGATGCTGTAATTAAACTATCATATGTCTATGGGGTTGTTATTGCAGAACTAATGTCTACTGGAGCAAAGGTTATAACCATATCCCCTTCGTCTTGGCAGGCATACATAGGAAACAAAAACCCTACAAAAGAAGAGAAGGCGGCTATCAGAGCAAAGAATCCAGGATACGCAGACTCATGGTATCAAAATCAACTACGTAATATGCGTAAACAAAGGACAGTAGATTATTTTAATAAGAAATATAACTTGGCATTAACAGATTTTGATGTGTCAGATTCATTTGGAATTGCACATTATTCGAATAGTATATTGACGGAACGATGAAATACTATCAAAGCAAAGAGTGGCTACATCGTAGATATGTCTTGCAAAAAAAGACAGTTACAGAAATAGCTAAAGAATGTAATGTCTCTGCTATGACTATACAGAGGTACCTAGACCAGTTTGGATTAATTAAAAAAAGATGAGTATTGAAAAAACTATTTGGCAAACATATGAAACTACATATGAAGAGCTCCCACAATATGCTAAAGAAAGCATAGGCACTTGGAAACACATGAATCCAGATTGGGATCACGGCTACATGTCTGGCTCAGATAGGGAACAATTCTTTAGAGTTAATTTTCCAGAAAATGTTTACAATACATACATGAATCTTCCGCTAGGTGTTATGAAGGCTGGCCTATGGAGATTTGCAATTCTTTATATTTATGGTGGTGTATACGCAGACATGGATACTCATTGTAAATCACCTATCTCTAGCTGGCTAAGTGATGAAAATGATGTCCTTTTAGATATTGAAAGAGATACTCCATGGCTTGCAACACAAGTAATTGCAGCAAAAGCAGGAAGTCCAATAATGAAAGCAGCAATAGATTTATGTGTTGAAAGATGTTCAGATGGAATTATTAAACATAATCATATGGTTCACTATTATACCGATGTTCAAATGTTTACTGATGCTCTTTATAAAGAATTGGGCGTAGAGCCTTATCAGAAGCATCTCAATGATTGGGCTCCAGAGTTAATGGAGATGGATTGGTTAAAAAATAATAACGCAAAGATATTAAATGGAGCAGAAGCAAGAAGACTGCTAGATAAAGATGTTGTTCATCTATATTGGGGAGATGATAGAGAAGCTGGTTGGATAGCATGGAAAAAAGATCCAATGGTAAATGAATCATACCCTAATGGATTTAATCCTGATCAGTGGGAGAAATAATGTCTACTATAGGAGTTTTGCCAGCATCAGGAAAAGCTTCCAGAATTGGAGGAATTCCAAAATTTTGTTTACCCATATCAGATGAAAGATCTCTTCTGCAATGGCACGTAGAGCAAATGCTTGAAGTTTGTGATGAAGTTAGAATTTCCACAAGAGCTGAATGGGTTCCTATTATTCAAAATATGGATATGAACATTAAACTAATTGTTCGAGAGCCATCAACGATGTCTGATGCAGTTAAGTTTATGGTCGGAGAATATAATGATACTGTACTTATAGGTATGCCAGATACATATATTCTTAATGCACCTGGAAATATCTACAAGCCTTTATTTAAAGAAGATACTGCTGATCTTGTTTTAGGTATATGGGAATGTAGTGAAAGCTTAAAAGGTAGAGTGGGTCAAGTTTTAGTTTCTAATAATAAAGTAATTGAATCAGAAGACAAAGTAGATAATTGTGACTATCCAGATATGTGGGGCACTATGCTGTTCCGCAAAAATATGATAAGATACATAGATACTACACTAGATCATCCAGGAAAACAGTTAAAGGAATGGATATCTAAGGGAGCTAATATTAAGGCGGTAAGACCAGGCGGACAGTATATGGATATTGGAACGCTAAGAGGACTTAAACAGTTATACAAGGAGATGGAATAATGGCGGGAACAGATTATCCTAATAAAGATGGCTATCAGGCATGGGTAACAGATCTTCAATTAATGGCAATAGATGCACCATCAGGACATAAAATTATTAGAGAGTGTCTTGAAATTGCAGAGATGTTAATTAATAAAAACATATCGTATGGAGACTCAGCACTTAGTCCAATTCGTATATTTTCTCAGGCGGATAACCAAGAACAGATTAAAATTCGTATTGATGATAAGATTAATAGAATAAAGAATGGCTCAGGCTTTGCTGGAGATAATGATATTGACGACATGATTGGTTATTTAATCTTACTTAAAATCGCTAAGAAACTTGCTATTTTAGTCGACTAGAAGTATAATGTATTAATGAGCGAAATAGAATTGTCAGAGCATTTTGACAGAATGAATAGGGTTGTTGAAGAACTTCTCAAGGGAAGTACGCCTACCCAGATCGCCACAATTACGGGTATCCAGCGCAAAGAAGTATTAGAGTTAATTGACGACTGGAAAGACGTTGTACATAATGATAGCAATATTAGAGATCGTGCCAGAGAGGCCATCTCAGGGGCTGATCAGCACTATGCCATGCTTATTAAAGAGGCGTGGAAAACAGTAGAAGATGCAGACACCTCTGGACAATTAGGCATTAAGTCTGGTGCATTAAAGCTTATTGCAGATATTGAGACTAAAAGAATTGCCATGCTGCAGTCCATTGGCGTATTAGAAAATAATGAAATTGCTGCACAAATTGCAGAGACAGAACGCAAGCAAGATATCCTTGTTAGAATTTTAAAGGAAACTACATCAACATGCCCTAAGTGTAAGATGGAAGTTGCAAAGAGGTTATCTCAGATTACTGGAGTAATCGAGTCAGTCCCAGTAGAGGAAGCCGATGTCGTTTGATTTTAGTGACCTCATCGATATGCTTGATGGAGAGGAGTTCGATGAAAAACCAGTCGATCTTAAAACGTTTGTTAGAAGTCCAGAATACCTTGGGCTTCCAGAACTTTCTGACTACCAGTACACGCTTATCGAAAAAAGCTCCCAGATTTATAAAGAGTCAACCCTTATTAAACTCTTCGGAGAAGAAGAAGGAAGAATAAGATTTAAGCAAACTGCTAATGAAGTAGTTGCTCAATTAGGAAAAGGATCTGGAAAAGATTACTGCTCAACTATTGCAGTATCATATATAGTATATTTACTATTGTGCCTTAAAGACCCAGCAACATATTATGGTAAGCCTCCAGGAGACAGCATTGATATTATTAACATTGCTATTAACTCTCAACAGGCAAGCAACGTGTTCTTTAAGGGATTTAAGACACGCATTGATAAGTCGCCTTGGTTTGCTGGAAAGTATAACGATAAAGCTTCAGAAGTTAAATTTGATAAGGCTATTACAGTACACTCAGGTCACTCAGAGCGTGAAGCATGGGAAGGATATAACGTAATCGTAGTTATCCTTGATGAAATTTCAGGATTTGCAATTGATAATACAACTGGGCATGAACAAGCAAAAACAGGTGCAGCTATATATGATATGTATCGTGCATCTGTAGACTCTCGTTTCCCAGACTTTGGCAAGGTCATCCTTCTATCGTTTCCTAGATATAAAAATGATTACATTCAGCAAAGATATAACGCTGTTGTAGCAGAAAAAGAAACTATTATTCGTGATCATAAGTTTAAGATGGATGAAGACTTACCAGACGATACTCAGGGCAATGAGTTCAGTGTGGAATGGGAAGAAGATCATATTGTTTCCTATAAGATTCCAAGAGTGTATGCTCTTAAAAGACCTACTTGGGAAGTTAATCCAGTTAGAAAGATTGATGATTTTAAAGTAGCATTCTTTACCAATCCGCTGGATGCACTATCTAGATTTGCATGTATGCCACCTGATGCTGTTGATGCGTTTTTTAAATCAAGAGAAAAGGTTGAGAAGGCTTTTAATAAAGGACACCTTGCTGTAGATAATTTTGGAAGACTTGAAGAATGGTTTATACCAGATCCAGATAAAGAATACTTTCTGCACGTTGACCTAGCACAGAAGCATGACCATTGTGCAGTAGCTATGGGTCATGTAAATAAATGGGTTAATATTAAAGTTACTGATAGTTATTCTCAGCCAGCCCCTATGGTTGAAATTGATGCAGTCAGATTCTGGACACCAACAGCAGACAAATCTGTAGACTTTACAGAAGTAAAAGATTATATTCTATCACTAAGAACTCGTGGATTTAAGATAAGAGTATGTACGTTTGACAGATGGAACTCTCATGATATGATGCAACAACTAAAACAATATGGCATCAATACAGAAATTCTATCTGTCGCTAAAAAGCATTACGACGATATGGCTATGATCGTGGCGGAAGAAAGACTATCTGGACCACATATACAATTGCTTATCGATGAACTGCTACAGCTAAAGATAATGAGAGATAGGGTTGACCACCCAAGAAAAGGTTCAAAAGATTTGGCAGACGCAGTATGTGGAGCTATTTATAATGCTATTAGCAGAAGTAAATTTGATACAAATGAAGAAATAAATATACATACGTATGAGTCTATGAGTTATGATAATGACTTTGGAACAAAAAATGACGGAGAAACAGAGTCATACAATATGATAAGGGCACCAAGAATGCCAGAAAATTTAAGAGACGCAATGGACAGGATGACAATAATATGAGTACATATCAAGAAAAAGCTAAAGAATGTAAATGTTGTGGCAAGCATGTTCCGCTGCCAACAGTATTAAAAGAATATAATGGAATAGTTTTATGTCCAACTACATTCTCTAATGTAATTGAATATAAGAGGATCTGGATTGCTGCAGGTCATAGACCAATGGGTAATATTAGAAAACATTTTTCAGAATATGTACAGCAAATAGTAGAAGAAACTATTGACAAAAATGAAGACGGCACGTTATAATATACAACTAAGCAACAATAGCTTAGTTGGTTAAAGCCCCGAACTCATAATTCGGTAATCGTAGGTTCAAGTCCTACTTGTTGCACAAGGAGATCACATGGATGATGATGATAAGCTAGCAATGTATCTAGAAATGGGTGCAGTTGAATTATCTGGCATGGATGAGCATGGAGAATTTATTTTCCAAATTACAGAAAAAGCAAAAGATATTGCTCCAGAATTATGGGAGGCTCATCAGGAACACGTTGATCGTTCGTTAGTGCAGCTATACGAGGCTGGATTAATAAATGTAACATATAACGACAACCTTGAAGCAACAATAGAGATGTCAGAAGAAGGTCACAAGATGGCTAAAGATTTAGGTTTAGTAGAAGTTGATATGCATGAGGAAGATATTCCAAATGATTAACTTAATGCCTTCGTAGCTCAGAGGATAGAGCAGGACTCTTCTAAGGTCTTGGTCGCAGGTTCGACTCCTGCCGACGGCGCAATGCGGATGTTGCATATTGGTAGTGCCTCTGCCTTCCAAGCAGAAGGGGTCAGTTCGATTCTGATCATCCGCTCAAATAAAAAAATGATATACTATAATCAAGTCAACTAACATAAGGAGAAATAAAATGACAGCAGAACAAGGATCAGCAGCAAGACTAGTAGAAGTAGCACTAGCAGAAGTTGGAACTATTGAAGGCCCAAAAGAAAATGAAACAAAGTATGGTAAGTTTACAAAATCAAACTTTCAACCATGGTGTGGATCATTTGTTATGTGGTGTGCAGACCAAGCAGGAGTAAAAGTTCCCAATACCGTGTATACACCAGCAGGGGCACAAGCATTTATTAAAGCAGGAACATTCCAGATGGCAGAAGTAGCAACACCAGAAGTTGGAGATATTGTTTATTTTGATTTTCCAAATGACGGAGTCGATAGAATTTCTCATGTAGGAATTGTTGTTGCAGTAAATACAGATGGAACAGTAGATACTGTAGAAGGAAATACTGCTCCAGATAAAAAGGGCGATCAAAGAAATGGTGGAGAATGTTGCCTTAAGAATCGTGCATACAAGAAGAAGAATGGGTCAAAGCTTCGCAGAAGCCAATTGGTTTCTATCGTAGGATTTGGAAGACCAGCATTCGGTAAGCCTGTTGTTAAGAAAATAGCAGAGCCTGTTAAGAAGGCGGCCCCTGTAAAGAAGGCAGCGGTAAAGAAGAAGTAATGTACGAATACCATGTTAAGAAAGTAAATAACGTAGTAGACGGAGATACAATAGACGTAGATATTGATCTAGGTTTTGACATATCATTTAGTTCAAGAGTTAGACTGGCTGGAATTGATACTCCAGAGTCTAGAACAAAAGACCTTGCTGAGAAAAAGCTAGGTCTTGAGGCTAAAGAGTATGTAAAGTCTAAGATTAAAGACGCTAAGGAAGTTGTAATTAAGACAGAGAAGATGGACTCATCAGAAAAATATGGGCGTATCCTTGGATGGCTATTCTTAGATGGATCTAAAGTATCAGTCAATGAACAAATGATTGCCGATGGATATGCCTGGGGATACCTAGGGGATACCAAGGTAAAGGACTTTGAAGCACTTGCTAAAGTAAGGGCTAAGAAGAAGTAGACAAGCAAAAAATATTTTGCTATAATAATATATGGATCGCTCATTAGAGGGTCCATATATTAATTTATTCGCTTGAAAGGGGAATAACATGGTAAATACATTCACACTGGATCTTTTTAAGGATCCATTTTTTATTGGTTGGGATCGCCAATTTAAGGATCTTGAAAAGATAATGCACAACTCTACAAACTATCCACCTTATAATTTGGTTGAAGTTAGTGAAGATACTTACATGATTGAGCTTGCTTTGGCAGGATTCAAGAAAGAAGATATCTCTGTTGAACAGGAAAAAAATGTACTAACAATTAAGGGTTCATCAGAAGAAGATTCAAGTAAATATATTCACAAAGGTATTGGTGCAAGAAACTTTGCTAGAACATTTTCTTTATCCGAATACATGATTGTAGCAGGAGTTACAATGGAAAATGGAGTACTTCGTGTACTTGTAATTAGGGATGTGCCAGAAGCGGCTAAGCCTAAAAAGTTTGAAATCATGGATTCATTTACTCCAGATGAGGTAGTTATGTCTCCTACAGAAAGAAAAACAAAAAAATAGTATAATAGAAGTCTGCATCCCTTCATCGGGAAGTCGCAGATAGCGGGCTGCTACCCGCAGGATGGACCTGAGTATGTCCTCAAACTGCTCACTAACATTAAAGGATATGTAATGCCAGTATATGAATATAAGTGCACTGAAGATGATGCACATGCAACAATGTCAGTACACAGATCAATAATGGATGATGATCCAGGTTACACATGTGTTGAATGTGAATCAGAAATGACTAGACACTTTACTCCTTTTGGAATTCAGTTTAAAGGTAATGGCTTTTACAAGACAGATAATCCTAAGTAGTTTAAAACAACATTCTGATATAATTACTAAGTAAACAAAAATATTGTTTTACTTAGGAGATACCTAGTTGACTAGAAAGTTAAGAATATTTTGCGCCTT